GCAGTGGATGGAAGAAATATATCAATATACGGGCATGCCGCCCACCGTGGCCGAAATTACCGAGTTCTGCCATGTAGGTACCGAGTTTGCCAAGATGCTATGTCATGAGTTTATCACCAACGTAACCGCACCATACTGATGCCTATTCCACAACGTAAACAGGGCGAAACCCCGATGCAGTTCGTGAGCCGTTGCATGGCCGATCCGACAATGGTTGATGAATACCCGCTGGATGACCAGCGTTATGCCGTCTGCTTCGGGCAGATAGCCGTAAAAAATCAAGAAACATTTACCGACTACCCACAAGCGGCAACCGAAAACGCCAAACGTGCGCTGAAGTACCGGGATGAATCGGGCAACCCTAAAGGATGCGGAACGCCGGTAGGATGGACACGGGCAAACCAACTCGCCAAACGTGAACCCATATCCATGGACACGGTCAAACGCATGGCGGCATTCATACGGCATGAGCAGAATAAAGACGTGCCATACGATGAAGGGTGCGGCGGCCTTATGTGGGATGCCTGGGGAGGTACCGAGGGGATAAATTGGGCAATACGAAAAAAGGAGCAATATGAAAAGTGAGAAAGTTAAAATATCAGAAGTCAAACCGAACCCGAATAATCCGAGGTTAATCAAAGACGATAAGTTTGCAAAGCTGGTGGACTCGCTCCGTAACTTCCCGGAAATGGCAGAAGTGCGCCCGATAGTCGTTAATACCGACATGATAATTTTGGGAGGTAATATGCGTTTCCGAGCCATGAAAGAGGCGGGATGGAAAACCGTACCAGTGCAGGTAGTGGATTGGCCTGAGGATAAGCAGCGCGAATTCATCATTAAGGATAATGTGAGCGGAGGCGAGTGGGATTGGGAAATGTTGGCGAATGAATGGGATGCGGAGCAGTTAGGTGATTGGGGAATTGATATACCTAATTTTGCCCCTAACGTGGATTATTCCATACTTGACGATGAAGATTTAAGCCAGCAGTTAAATGACATGGCAGGCGGCGTTAAAAAGGCTATACAGATAGAATTTGAACCTGAGCACTATGACGAGGCATACGAATTGGTTAAATTTTGGCGTGATCAAACCGCTTACGTTGGCGGTATGATTATGGAGTATCTGAAAGAGCAAAAGAACAAACTGTGATTTGCTTTATACCTACAAAGGGAAGACCGCAGACAAAAACCTATCAGCTATTTAAAGAAGCTGGAATACCTTTTTTGCATTTCATAGAACCACAGGAACTACAAATTTATGATGTTCCCAACAAAGTAAGCATTCAAAAAAATGACGGCGGTATAGCTTACGTTAGAAATTTTATGCTCACTTACGCAAAGGAAAATGGGCATGATTGGGTAATAATGTGCGATGATGATGTAAATGGATTTGGCTTTTATAATGGCAAAACGATAAAAAAAGACGCTGGAATTTGGAAAGGAATAATCGAAAAGGCAAAAAAACTACCATTTGAATTGATTGGGTTAAATTATGTTCAACACGCATGGCATGAAAAAACACCATACTCAATAAATAAAAAATTTGTTGAAGTATGTGTTTTGATAAATGTAAAAAAAATAAAATGGCAATATAGAGCAGAATTTAATTTGAAAGAGGATAGGGATTTTGCACTTCAAACAATCAAAAACGGGAATGGCATATTAAGATTTAATCATTATTGGTTTTCATGCCCAGATGTAGGATCTAATGCTGGGGGTTTGCAGAATGAATACAAAGCTAAAAAAGATGAAGAAAGTGCAAAAAAAATGTGTTACGAATGGAATCCTTTTGTAACCTTAAAAAAGAAAGGTGATAGGATTGACATGAAAACAGACATAAAAGCACTGTCAATTCACTATAAAAAAATAGTAAAATGAAAAGAATTGACTTAATACAAATAACTCACAATGTTAAAATTGGTGACATTTGCGAATATAAGGACGCAAACGTGACAGAGGACTGTATCTTTTATGATAACGGTGAGCCGATAGGTTTTTACTTGACAAAGATGCCTGAGAAGATGTGTAAGTTAGCTGATTTGGCAAACGCCGAATTGAGAAGTAAAAATGTACCAAAATCATCTATGGAAAGAAAACAAACTGATGGGTATGATGCTGAAAAAGGAATTTATAAATATAAAAATGTTGTAAAACAATGGTCATGTGTTTTAGGTTCATCACCACCTAAACCGCATATGAAAAGACCTTATGCGTCAATTAGCAGCGTTCATCAAGTCAAAACAGCACAAACATTCATAAAGGCAATGTTAATGTTGGCAAAAGAAAGTGAGCAACTAATTCGTGAAGTAATGCCTGAACAATACGAAAAGCAGCTTGAATTATTTAAACAAGTGCCTGACAAATGGAAATTCGGCAATCTTTTTACCAGCAGCATCAGTAATTTCAATATCAGCGCACCTTTTCACCGTGATACTGGTAATATCCAAAACACCGTAAATGTAATTATCTGTAAACGGTTAAACTCAAAAGGTGGTGATTTGCACGTACCTGACTATGACGCCACAATAGGCCAGCAGGATAATTCAATTTTGGTTTACCCCGCATGGCGTAACGTGCATGGTGTAACTCCGATTATACCAACGCATGAAGGTGGTTATAGAAACTCACTTGTGTTTTATCCGTTAAAAGCATTTGTAGGACTCCAGTAAAACAGCATAGTAACAGCACGATGGGAGCAAAAGATATTGAGCCACATAAATTCCCAAAAGGGAAGTCAGGCAACCCGAAAGGTAGGCCAAAGATGCCAAACATCAAAGATGCCATAGCAGCCATACTTGCCGACGAGAAAGAAGGTAAGACCGCATTGGATGCCATCCTGATGGCGTTACGGGCAAAGGCCGTAAAGGGTGATGTAAGGGCAGCACAGGAGTTATTGGATAGGGCATACGGCAAAAGCAAACAGATAGTAGACATGGAATCGGAAGGTGGCATAACCATTAACGTAATACCGCCGGCACGCAAAAATGACGTTCAACCTTGACGAACATATCAATGACGCGTACCGTGATGCCTACCACGACAAATCCCGTTATCTTATCCTTATGGGCGGGTCCGGTAGCGGTAAGTCCGTTTTCGCGGCCCAAAAAATAATCATACGCTGCCTACTTGAACCGGGCCACCGCATATTGATAGTCCGTAAGGTAGCCACCACCCTGCGCAGTTCCGTGTTTCAGTTATTCAATGACCTGCTTATTGAATATGACCTGAAGAACCTATGCGACATCAATAAGACCGAGAGGCGTATCACATTCCCGAGGGGGAGCGAAATCGTGATGGCGGGGCTGGATGACCCCGAGAAAATCAAATCAATAGCGGGCATCAGTTCGGTATGGGTGGAGGAGGCAACCGAATTGACCGAGTCCGACTTCAACCAGCTTGAATTACGTGTGAGGGGCGATACGGTAAGCTATAAGCAGTTCATCATTACATTTAACCCCATTGACGTAAACCATTGGCTCAAACGCCGCTTCTTTGACGTTTCCGACCCCAACGTAACCACGTTACGCACCACCTACCGCGATAATCGTTTCCTTGATGCCGACTACATACATCAGTTGGAAGTAACCATCCGAAACCGGGAAAACCTTTACCGCATCTACACCCTCGGTGAGTGGGGGCTGGCTCAGTCAGGTGCCGAATACTTTAAAAACTTCAGCCGGACCAAGCACGTGTACCCGGTAGAGTACGACCCCGAATTACCCATACACCTGTCATTCGACTTCAACGTGCACCCGGGCATGCATTGGATAGCCGCGCAGATAGTCGGTACCGAGGTGCGCATTATTGATGAGCAGCGGTCTATATCACCGCGAAACAATACTAAGGGATCATGCTATGACTTCAAAACCAAGTACCGCCATCACGGTGCCGGGTTATTTATCTACGGTGACCCGTCGGGCAAATCGGAGGGCACACGCTCGGAGTCGGGGCATAACGACTTCCGGATAATCGAAATGGAATTGGCCGACTACCGACCACAGATGCGCGTGTTACGCAAAGCGCCCGGGCTGGCCATAAACGGCCAATGGATAAACGAAATCTTTGGCGCAGAACAGGACGGCATACGGGTACAAGTGAACGACAGATGCCGCATACTCATTGACGACTTCCTGTACCTTAAGGAAGCCGCCGACGGGGGCACGCTGAAAGAGCGTATCAAAGATGCCGACACGGGCGTGAGTTACGAGAAGTTTGGACACTGCTCCGATGCATTCCGTTACCTTATGTCCTATGCATTTGCCGCCGAGTTCGAGAAGTTTCAAAAGGGTGGTGTTGAAAAGTTTTCCATACTCGGTACACGGAAAGAGGCGAAGTATTGATACCTTTGGCGTGTTGTTTTTTTTTCATTGAATTAAGGTTTGTTAGTGCATGGAGCCCACCTCTCGGTGGGTTTCGTGTTTTGATACCCCATAAATTTGGAGTGTACCCGATAACCGCTTTACCTTTGCCTTATGTACTTCCTGAAAGAATCCGATTATTCCATGCTTATTCAACAGGATAAGCTGGACACCGTCATTGGTGATGATTGCACCATACGGCTGGCAGCCGAAGCGGCATCACAAGCGGAAATCGAATCCTATTTGGCTAACCGTTTCGACACGGGTAAGATATTCAACCCCCTGTTAAGTTACCTGCCATCGCAGTCCTATCTTTTCTTTGAGCGTATCTACCTGGACGCTGACCCGTATTCAATTACTAAAACATACGTAACAGGGCAGCAAGTTAAGCAAGGCGGTAAGGTATGGCAGTCGGATATGGGCAGCGCACCAGGGCCGTTTGACCCGCTTGAATGGATTGAGTTAGGCAAAACGGGGCATTACCAACTGAGCGCACCCAAGTGGAGCGCGACTACGGCATACACCAACGGTCAGGTAGTGCGTATTGATTACTCGTTCTACCTTGCCATATCACCCAGCACCAACGTAAACCCGCAAGCGCCGAACGGATATACCAAGTGGCAGGCCATCACCGGGCTGGCCTACGAAATACCAGCGACTTCACCTTATTGGTTTGCCGGCGACAGTCGTTCCCAACATATCGTAATGCGCATGATTGACCTGACGCTTTACCACCTTCATTCCCGCATCAACCCGCGTAACATACCCGAGTTTAGGATAGCGCGCAGAGATGAGGCGATAGCATGGTTACGGGATATCAGCAAGGGAACGGTGACGCCAAACCTACCGATCATCATACCCGAGCAGGGTAACAACATTGTTTACGGCAACGGAACGCCGCGCAAAAATCAAAGCTACTAATGAAGTTATTTGGACTTGACATAACACGGGCAAACAACAGGCAGAAGCCCGAGGCGGCCAAGATAAAGCCCATTGAACGCTCACACCTACGCGCGGCGCAGGACATCGACCGCTGGCGGCGTGCCCTGTACGATGCCGAAAACGTCTACAACTACGACAGGCGGCTCATGCAGGAGTTGTTTATGGAGTTGGAGTTCGACGCCCATATTTCAGCCGTGGTTAATCAGATCGTGGCCGAAATTCAGGGGAGTGACTACCGCATGATGATAGACGGTGAAACCGACGAGGCGGCCACCGCAATAATCAAAGCACCATGGTTCAATGACTTTATACGTTACGTATTGGAAGCAGAGTTCTACGGCTACACGCTTATTGA